ACCAGCAACGAATCCAGTTCTACCGATTTTATAATCATCAGTGTTTGTTCTGTTAACTCTATACTCATCCCAACCATCAAAACCACCTGAGAATAATACTGTGAATTTTCTTGTTCTCATGTTGTTATATGGGTGAGTCACTGTACCGTCAACAACAACAGGATCAGTAAATGAAGCCACACCAGTAGCAAAAACTTGCTCATTTGTTAATGAATCAACAATTGATTGGGCGTTGATGTCCATGTGGAAACCTTTAGTCTTTGTAACATAATCATCACCAGTGTTATAAGCGTTATCACCTAATACACTAACCTTACCTTTGAACAACAATAGGTCCTTATCAAAACCAAATTGGCTTGAGAAACCTAAATAGTTTTTAGGGATTCTATCACCGCTTGAAATAACTGCGTTACCAAATGGTGGGTTATAAATTGTATCACCAGGAGCGTAGTACTTAAGTTTGTAAGGCATTTCAGGTACCAAAGCGGCTGTGTAATCAGTTTCACCATTAGTTCTGAACTCATAACCCTCAAAACCAGCTGGAACACCGTCAATAGGTGCGTTAGCCGCAACCTCAAGAACAATGTAGCTACTCTTCAATGGGTATTTATTATCTATTGTACCGATTTTTCTACCAACATAGTTATCTAAAGACTCATCCATTGTACAATCGTTAAATCTTTCTAATAAAACAGGCGTTCTATCTGAGTCACTGAAAGCTCTCACATAAATATCAAATGTCTTTTTAGATAAATCAATATTCGCAATAGACGCTTTAATCTCGTAGTTAGCGTTTGTTCCATCAGAAATAGAAATCAATCTGAATAATCTTTGTGGTAAACCACCTCTTAATTCCGAAACAATGAAAGGTGTAACAGGTGATTGATACTGGAATTTATAGTGATCCCAAGAGTTAACTGCGATCGCTTCAGTAAACAAACCTTTAATTTTACCTTGTAACCAACCCATTTTTAAAGAGTTATCATAAACTTCCTCAACATAGATTAAAGAATCTTTGTTAGCAGGTGTTGTTCCGATAACATTTTTAATGTAGTTTGCGTTACCCTCTTTTAACGAAACCGTATAAGAGAATGTGCTACCTGTTGGGTTAGCTGTTGTACCAGTCAAATCAAATGCTAAATAAGGGTCGTTAACCAAACCAGCTGGAGCAACCATATCTAAAGTATTAACTTTGTATTTTAATACATCAGAAACGTAGTTACCTCTACTTCTAACAGTAGCCATTGTTTTGTTATGACCTTCGGTATAAGGGTCACAATTTAAGGTCATAGTGTATAATCTCAACTTACCTTTCAATGTGCTAGCACCAGCTGAACTAAATGTGTGGCAGAATAAACCAAAGCTTGGTCCACTGTATGTTTGAGTCGCTGTGTCGTAAACCAATTCGTTATTTAACACATAAGAGTCTCTATCTTCAGCTGGAACAGTAACTGGTAATTCATAAGCATCAACAAATGTTGGTGCAAATATGTTAGTTGTTGTTGCGTCAGTATCAATAGCTGTTTCTAAATCATTGGTTAATAAACCCCAGTACATCGCGTGTTTCTTGTCATAGAAATCAGCACCAACATAACCACCGATTGTTGTAAAATAGTTGTTAAAAACAATATCGAACTCATTAGCGTTAACATTAGTCAAACTAGCAACATAATCAATCAAGTCAATATTCCCACCTGGATCAACAACGTAGAACTGATTTGTAGATGTGTTAAATCTAAATTCAAATTCTGTTTCAGTAATACCAGTATGTGATAAGGTTGACTCATCGCAAGCACCTAACGTTTTGATTGCCCAGGCCATACCAGCTTCATATCCTGATAAACCTAATAATCTTGTTACGTACAATTGGTTTGATTGTGTTAAATACTGTTTTGCTATGTATGGTAATTCATACTTAACGATTTGTGTATTTTTAAATTTTTCTGGGTTCGTACCACCAAAAGTTGTTCTAAACTCATCGAAATTTCTGATGAATATTGGTTGGAACGCTGGACCTTTTAGGGTTTCACCGACAACACCTAAAGTAGTAACGCCCACTGTTTCGGTTGTGAAGGTTAAATCTTTCTCTGTTGTGTAAACACCTGGAGATGCATAAACTTTGTTTGCCATATTTAGTTAATTTTATTTATTATTTAATTTTACTTATTGATAAATATCTTATTTTTTACCAAAAAACCGCAGGATAGGTTCATTTTAAAAAAAGTTTGATTATTTTTATGTGTTTTCTGTTATTGTGAATGTTCTACTTATTGCTGGTGTTACGATAAAATCCTCTGGGTCTAGAATAAAACCTTGAAGATTAAATGTATAGAGTTGGACATAGAACCTTTTATTTGTTAAATCAGTTACTTGACTTTCGTCCGAAGTGTCCTCTAATACTATAGGTATATAATGTCCGTTAACAACCGTATAAGCCTGTCTACTCTGAAAATTCTTAAGAACTAAGGTATTAAATTTATTAAGCTCTTGTTGTCTGTAAGCAAATATCCTAACAGAGTACATGATATCCACTGGTATCGGTTGCGGTATTTGGTAAATATCAACCCCTTTTCTATTACCATCCCAAGTAGGTACCTCAGCATATGTATAGTGTCTACCAGTTGGTATGTTATAAATCAAGGAAGGGTTTGTACCATATTTTGTATCTGGGTTTCTAACGATATTCACAAAAGGTATTTTAACATTCTTGTATTCATCAGAAAATTTCCAAGTTTGTGAAAACTCATTCCAGGTTTGGATACCCATCATAAAAACAGGGACCTCTTCACCGTCAATAGATAGTTTCAGGTTATTTTTCACAAATTCTTTAAAACCTCTATCTAAATCAATATGTAAAACGCCCTTAGGAAGATATGTATCCTTATCGGTTATCATATCCTTCATGTTTTCAGCCGCGCCACTTTGCATAGAATAAGGGTACTCTATATTAGCACGTTCTCTCGTGATATTAATATTCTTCTTAAATGATCCAGGTAACGCCATAGTTATATTCCATTAAATAGGTTAGGGTCAACGTTTGTACATTTAATCCTTCTGAAATAACCCTTATACCCAAAATGAGTGCTTGGGTTATCACTGTTTATTGTATCATCATCGAACACACTGAAATATTTAAAGTTGTTTTCTTTATCAGCGTAACCAACTATATCCCCATAGCTTATTTCGGTATTTTTCTCATCAAGTTGTTTTTGTAAAACGGTGAATTCTAAATTACCGTAATCTTGATACCTCATATTACCGTTAGGTGAATATGATTTGTTTTCACCATTCGCTAGGTTTAATATTACTTTTAACTCAACTGGGGCTTTAAATCTAACATCTCTTGTATTACTTTCCCAATATACGTCATCAACTTGGGTATTAGCCCTGTCAATCCTAAATAAAACAACGGTGAAGTTCATATCTTCCTCAATTAGTTCTGTTGCCATATCTAATTCAAGTCGAAAATCCTCTTCATCATAGAATCTATTCAACCTAGTATTCGGTATTCTAGTTTTTCTTTCCATTATTCTTTCTATATAAATACATTCATTTATTAATGAATTGACTTTGTCATAAAAATTTATTATTATTGAATAATAATAAATTCAAGGAATTAAGTAATATAATGCAGTTACCAATAGAGAAACGTGCTTTAGATATATTAAAAGTCTATAAAGGGACTAACGACTATATTTTAGGTATACAGAAAACGTACTTTACTAGTAAGAGTTTCATCCCAACAAAGAAGCAAAGCGAATACGTTGTTAGAAACGGTAACGTTGACCCAATTGTTGTTAATAAACTTTTTGATATAAGTATGACTTGCAGGGCTTTTGTTGCCGAGCAATTAAAATTAGATTTCATACCCGAACAAATTTTCATAAATAAACTTCTTAGTCGAAAAGATGATTTTTTACATATATGGGGTTGTTTTGAAGAGGGTTGTGGTCGATACTACTCCTTTTATATCCTCAAAGATTGTATAAAACAAAGAAAAGAGGAGCCAGTTATTGATCCCTCAAAATACGAGAGAGATCCAAAACCACACCAAATAACGGCGATAAAAAAATTGTTAATGAACGATAAGTTCATCTTAGCGGATGAAATGGGTTTAGGTAAAACCACTTCAGCTATAATTGCCGCGATGGAAGGTAACTTCAAGAAAATCTTGGTTGTTTGCCCAGCGTCATTAAAACTAAACTGGAAAATAGAAATATCAAACTATGATTCACCAGATAATATTTCTGTTGTTGACGGAAGTAACTTAACCGTAAAGAAATGGACTATCGTTAATTATGATATTTTAAAGAATTTCCACCACCTACCTAGAAGAGGGGTTAAAGTTAGTGACCTACCTGTTTCACCGATTGATTACCATAAATTTGATCTGGTTATTGCTGATGAGGCTCATTACTTAAAAAACGCGGCATCAAACAGAACAAAAATATTTAACGATTTCGCCAAAAAAATACCCGTTAGATGGTTATTGACTGGTACACCGATCACAAATAAACCAATTGACTTTTATAATTTATTGTATTTGTGTGACTCACCAGTTGCCGCTAACTGGGTTGGTTATGTTAAAAGATATTGTGCTGGTAGACAATTTAACCGTAAAGGAACCAAACAAAAATACTGGGTTTGTTCAGGATCATCTAATTTAGATGAACTTAGAGAATTTTCGTCAGACGTTATCTTAAGAAGAACTAAAAATGATTCAATCGACTTACCGCAAAAAACAATAAAACCAGTTTATCTACCACTTGAGTTCTCAACCAGTTATAATAGTTATATAGCGGAATATGAAGCTTGGATTGATGAGATGGAAGCTGCTGGTGAAAAACCAACCGTTACTGACCACTTAACAAAATTAATCAAAGTTAGACAATTGTTATCTTACGATAAGATACAACACACCATTGAAATGGCTGATGAGATTATTGAAAACGGTCAAAAGGTTATTATTTTTAGTTGTTTCTCTAACACCATTAAAGAGTTAATGGCCCATTTTGGTAAAAAAGCTGTTATGATTGACGGGTCTGTTTCTAAAGAAAAACGTCAACAGGCTGTTGACTTATTTCAAAATGATGAAAAAATTACTGTTTTCTGTGGTAATATTGTGGCTGCTGGTGTTGGTTTAACACTTACCGAAGGTAGTGTTGTGATATTTAACGATCTTGACTGGACCCCAGCTAATCATATGCAGGCTGAAGATAGAGCACACAGAATAGGCCAACAAAATAAGGTGCATATTATATATCCGTTATTCGATGAAACCTTGGATATGATAATGTATAAAGCTCTACAATCTAAAATGAAAGTTATTGGTACTATAATGGGTGATAACCCATCAGAAGAAGAAATCTCTGTTGGTAAAGAGGTTATTAGTAGTTTGAGGCGTTAGTGTTGTAGCAAAAAGCTAATCCTAACGTCTCTTCTTTGAGCGGCGATATCACTATCACCAGTAGGTAATACTATAACATTGTAAAGATATTCTGTACCTTGTTCTGGTGGTAGTTCATCATTAAAAGCTAGTGTCTCGTAAGGTACGTTGTATTTAACACTTATTAAGTTTTTTAATCTTTCTTTTGAAGCATCGTCCTTAAACATAGCTTTACCTTTTTCATCTTTAACGTAAGACGGGCCATCTTTAAGAAAAATGTCTTTGAACAATTCCTTTGGTACTATCTTGGAAATTTTGGCTGATTCTGTGTCAACCTTAGCGGTCTCTTTCTTATTTGCGTCATCAGAAAAATTCATAATGAAGTTAGGATCAGCGATATTAGCAACATCACCCATCTTTGTATATGCATACGATTCAATGTTATAACCAGCTTTAACTAATTGATTTGTAACGCTAATCGCGATATCGTAATATCTTTTAGCGAAAAAATCACCAGCATCATTCCATCTGATAACCAATTTTATGTCTTTATCCTCTTTTCTAGAATCTCTTTTTATTTTATAAGCTAAAGGGTCTAGCTCATCCATAATAATATTTTCATACTCCTCTGGATCGTTTAATAAAAGATTTAATCTTTGTATGTATTTTAAGTTTTTACCATCGTTCATTATGTAAAAACCCTTTCTAGCGTAACAACTAACCGCGCATGTACCAGCACCTGGGCAGGTGTTTATTGTAAAAAACTTCTGATTATCAATGTCATAGATGATACCTCTTAAAGCTGGGATACCAGTGTTAACGGTATATTGAAAACCGCCAGTATCACTTTTCTCCATTTTAGGGTTTCTGTCAAATATTTGTTTTGGTCTGGCTGTTATTTCCTTTATAAA